GGGCGACGGTGGTAAATGCGCCGAGCAGGCTGGCCGGCAACGGGTCTAGATGCATTGGCAGCTCAGTGCTGGCCCACGCGATCAGGGCGCCAATAAGTAGCAGCACCAGGTGCCTGGCTTCGGGCGACAGTTTGTCCAGCATGGCTACTCCTTCAGGTGGTGTCGTAGGTGCTCGTCTTGATTGCGTTCGAGCCGGTCGAGTCGTGACTCAATCCTCAGCAGCAGGTCGTACTGTGATTTGCCACCGTTCGGTCGCTGCGCTTTCGACTGGCCACGTATCACGAGAGCCACGAGCCCAAGGACTGCCACGAGCAGGCCGATGACGGTGGTAAACATTTCGGTCATGGCTTCGGCGCTGCTGCTTTCTTTGCCGGCGCTTTCTTCGCTGCTGTTTTCTTCGCTGGCACCAGCTCGACCGGCTCGGCCTGTGGCATGTCAAGGATCGGCAATGGGAACGGACGACCGTCGTGCTTCGCTGCATCGGTGAAACTGATGTGTATGTGATGTGCGTGCCCAAGTCGAGGGGCGCTGCGCCACACCCATCGTTGGTTGGCATGGGTGCCGCTTGCTACTCGACCTTCATAGACGACGTTCTTTATACGATTGTCGCCTGACTTGCGGACGTACTCGATGAGTTGGTCGGCAAACTTGTGCGCTGGCCAGCCGTCCTCATCAAGGTCGAGTGCCATGACAAAGCCAGATTTGTCTGGGTTGTGCTGAGAGATCCGGCGACGGTGTGCCTGGTCGCCGATTGTGCCGTCGCTCGACTTGTCGCGTTTCGGGTAGCGGCTGTTGACCTGTTTACGGAGTGTGTCGGCTGCTGCTGCGAGTTTCCAAGTCATGGCGCTGCCTCGGGCGCTGTCGGTGGCACAAATACGTCACCGGCTGGGTCGTAGCTGTATCCAATTTCTCCGAACGTCCCACGGAATGAACCCGAGTACGACGTCTGAAGCCAATTACCTTCGAGTGCTAGACAGTCAGGATGTGGGCCGGTAATGAATGCCTGTCCGATCGGTTCACTGGTTGGGAAGGTTCCGCCGCCTGCGTCAGCGTTGTCGATCACGATGACTTGGCGCACGATGTTGTCGACGTCGAGCAATGCGAAATGTGCCATCAGACTGCCACCCTTACGATAATGAAACCTGACCCACCAAGGCCGCCTGCGTAGTTTGTGGCAGTTCCGTAGGCGCCGCCTCCGCCTCCACCAAGATTAGCTGCGGCTGCTGAGCCGTTACCTGACGCTGAACCTGCAGCGCCGCCCGTAGCACCAGCAGCGCCGGCAGTACCTGCACCGTATGCACCACCACCACCACCACCACCGAAATTGAATGCACCAGCGACGTAGGCGCCGGTCGGTGTTGTCCCAGCAATTGTCGTGCTTGACCCTGCCCCGCCTGCTCCACCGTTCAGGCTTGACGCTGAGTTGACGCCAACTGCGCCAGCGCCGCCACCGCCCGATGCGCCACCAGTGCCACCGGAGGTTGTGCCACCATCGAAACCAAACGACACCAATGCTGTGCCACCAGCAGCGGCGCCACCACCACCAGCGCCGCCACCGCTACCACCACCATCGCCGGGTCGGTTACCAGTGGAAACGCCGTCGCCACCCTGCCCACCTTGTGGGCTGACGTATGAGCCGATGCGTGATGGTGCAGTGGCGCCACCGACGGTTACCGTGAGTGTGCCAGCAGGTAGGTAGACCTGGCTTAAGTTGGCGAACCCACCAGCGCCGCCACCACCGCCAGCGCCAGCGGTCCCACCGCTGCCACCTCGGCCGCCTCCCCCGACGATGACGAGATCTGCGAAACCTGCCGTGGAAATAGTGATTGTTGAACTGGTGGTGAAGGTGAGGTATTTGAAACCGGAGTAGGTGCCGGTCGCGGTATTGCTGAAATCAGCCGCGCCGACACCACTAGCGAAAGGGATAAACGTCCAAGTGTTCGTGCCTGTCTTAATGAGGTTTGCGCCCTTGTATTGGGTCAGCGTGAGCGGGCTGCCGTTGATGGTGACACCGACAGCACCGGCGACCGTGACTGTGCCGGCGCCTTGGTTCAGCAGTCGCAGTTGCGTGCCTGCTGGCCATGCGACCGTCGCCTCGAGCGGGAGTGTGACTGCTACGGCGCTTGCGTTCGACAACGTGACGAGTTTCGTGAAGTCGGTTAAGACGAAACTGTAGGTAGTTCCTGTTTGTGCGTTCTGTGTCATGGCCAGTAGCGGTATCAGGCCGTCCACATATTGCGCGATTTCAAGCGACTTGGCCGGATACGCCGACACCAGGTCGCTTGATAGTACATACGGGAGTCCCATGACTTGATCCTTTCAGTTAGGCGACTAGGTCGGCTGCAGTGACTACGTTGTACCACTGCACAGTCAGGTCGACACCGGCCCAAGTGAGGACGGCGCTTATCTCATTCCAACGCACTACCTGGTATGAGAACCGTGGGTCAGACAGGCTTAGGACAAGCCTGTGCTGGCCGGGGGTATATGTCTCGGCCCATCCTTCGCACACTCCCACAAAGTCGTCGATGGGTGCTGGCTGCGGAAGTAGGTCGATGCCAACCTTGCTGCCACTGATGACGTCAAGCAGGCTGCCGCGTAGTGGGTCAGTCAGTGTATCCACAAGGACCTCGACTGATTGGACGGCGTAGCGTGGCTCGGACTGGGTGCGGATAATGTCGGAGGCTCGAGAGAGCGCGTCCGTCGCTTCGTGCAGTTGCGTCGACAACGTGAACGCTCGGCGCCCGTGAGTAATAATCGACGCCGGATCGGTGTCGGTCTGTGACTGGTTCTGATTGCTGCCGTAGATCACTGTGACGTCGTTCAGGATGGTCTGTGAAGTGTTGCGCCAGACAGGCGACCAGGCGACTGCAGTGTGCGGCAGCTCGACGGTAAGTGGCGCCGTGTCGACACGGTCGTAAACGTCTGCCCAAATATATGGGATATCTGGCCACGTGTCGGTGGGGTCCAAATCTGCCCAATGCGCTGGGTTGTAGCCGTAGCCTCGACGGCTGTACGACTCCCACAGCACAGCGCCGTCGGGTAGGTCGCACAACGTGCCACCTGTTTGGGTGCCGAGTGCTGTAAGCAGGTCTAGCGCCGAGTAGCCACCCGCAAGGGCCGCTAGTGCCTCCTGTGTCATCAACGGGTCGCTGTTGTTTGCATACGACACGGCTGCATCGGTGAGAATGTTCTCGACCCGGTCGTTCAGTAGTTCTTGTGCGTAGCCTGCCGCGCCGACGTACTTCAGGCCGAGCAGGCTAAGGTTACCTATAAGTGTGACGTCTAGGCGCGCAACGTAGCAGGTATCACCGACACCGAGCGTTGGGCCGTTTGGGTTGTAGTCGTGGGTCAAAATCGTGTCGGTCACTCGACCAGTAAACCGCGTGACGCCGTACGACTCCACCTCGACAATGTCACTAATTTCTACTGGGATCGATAGGAAACCAATAAGCGTCATTGTGGAGTCGCTTGGTGCTGGCGCAGCTGTGATGTCGTTACGACCGTGGGTAACAGTGATCCGGTACTCGACACCGTCAAGGTCGAGGGCGACACCGTTCACTAGGACTGTTGGGATCATCCGAGCACCGGCGTGGTCGCAGGGGCGCCAGTTGTAAATCCGGCTCGACTGTTGCTGTTGGCTATCAGTCGCTGTAGTGCCTGGGCTATCTGCTGCTCAGACACGGTTACTGCTTGTGCTGCTATCTCGGCTGCGCGCTCGGCTGCTGCTGCAGTCTTAGCGGCCTGTGCTGCTGCCACCGCCTCGGCTACTGCTTGGGCTATTTCTGCCTTGATGTTTACGCCGATGCCTTTGCCGATCGTCTTGCCTATTTTCTTCAGCCGATCCTGCTCAAGCAGTAGTTGCTCTATCGTGCCGTCGACAAAGTTTGTTGCGCTGTCGATGCCAGCGCCAAAGAACTGGCCAGACATTGCCAGCCCTACGGTCGTAGCGGTTTCCGTGATGTCTTCTAGCCTGTCGTTAAATGTCTGGACTAGGCCCTTGTCAATCATTTCCTGTGCAAGTTTGCCGCCGACTGCAGGGCCCAGACCGGCGATTTGATCAATGAGTCGATGGTCAGCGCCGCTGGCCTGTATTGACGCCAGGACATTGCCGAACCATGCCGCCTCGGCTATTTGCCTGTCGAATGCCTCTAGCGTCGAGATACCAAGGTCGGCGCCTGTCTGCTGTGCAGCGCCAAGGTCGATACCACCGAGCAGTTGGCTGGCTAGCGTGCTCGAGTAGTCCTTGGCTGCTGCAGTCGCACGCTCTAGGTCCGTGACCTGACTGTCAAGGGTCGTCTGCAGTTTCTCGACCACGCCGCGTT